GCTGTCTCGGTATCGCGGCGCTGCCGATGATATCGACCTGCGGCCCGTTGAAGAAATCGTGATGCTATTGAGCGGGAGCGTGGCAGAGGCGGTCTAGCCTCTGCCGGATACGGCGGTTGGGGCGCGGCAAGGCAAGGCACGGCAAGGCGAGGCAAGGCGGTTAAGGCGCGGTGAGTTCTGGCAGGGTCCGGTTGGGCGGGGCGGTTAAGGTTAGGCAGGGCACGGCTTGGATGGGCACGGCGGTTTAGGCGGGGCTTGGACTGGCGGGGACGGGTGAGTCATGGCATGGCGGTCAAGGTATGGTCAGGCTGGGCGTGGCGGGGCGGTTGAGGTTTGGCGAGGTTTGGCGTGGCATGGCGGTCGTGGTAAGGCGTGGCATGGATCGGCGTGGCAGGGCGTGGCCAGGCAAGGCGGTTAAGGTCTGGCTCGGCTTGGCGAGGCAAGGCGGTCGACGCAAGCTGATGAATGGAATAGAAAAGGCCGGGGGAGATACAAGACCTCGACCCCGGCCAACGATCACCTTATGGGGAGAAACACAAGATGACCGACACCAAATCTAATGCACAACCGGCGGCGGGTCAAGGCATCGTCGCGGCGGTTCAAGACGCGCGGCTTGACGCGCTTGCCAGGTTGCGGGTTCCGTTCCCGCCGCACCAGATTTCAAAGCTGCCCAAGCCGACGCCAAAGCAGACAGAAGCGCTAAAGCAGAATATGTCCCTTGGCATCCGGTGCACGGAATGCGGCCAGTGGCATCACAAGGACGCGATCCATCTCGATTATGTCGGACACGCGGCGCTGACTGACAGGCTGCTTGATTGTGATCCCGGCTGGAATTGGGAGCCACTTGCTATGGGGCCGAACGGTGCGCCAGTCCTGGACGGCGACGGCGGCATGTGGATCAGGCTTACGGTCTGCGGCGTCACCCGTTTGGGGTATGGACACGCTGACGGCAAGAGGGGCGGAAACGCCACAAAGGAAGTGATCGGTGACGCCCTCAGGAATGCGGCCATGCGGTTCGGCGCCGCGCTCGATCTGTGGCACAAGGGGGACCTGCACGGCGACGATGAAGGAAGGGATGATGAAGGAAGTCCGGTAAAGACAACCCCGGCAACGGCAATGTCGGGTGGGCTTCTACAGGCTTGGGAGGACAGCATCCTAGACAGCCTGCCGGAAAACCCTTCGCCGCGCGTCAAGGCAGAGGCATTCGCCAAGGCCATTTGCGAAGGTTTCGCAGGCAAAGGCGAGAAGGCGCTTGATACCGAATGGGATCGGCGGAAGAAGTATATCGACGCCTTCCAGAAGAATTACCCCGACCTCTACGGGCAGGTAGTCGAAGCCTATGAGCGGCGCAAGGCGGAGATGTTTTCGGCATGATCCGGCTTGTCGGACAGCGGCAGCGCGACTTTGCGATTGAGGCAATCCGCAACGCCCCGGATGGGTATATCGTGACCATCCGGGAGCCGACCCGAAATGCCGACCAGAACGCAAAGCTATGGGCGATGCTGACCGATGTGGCCGACGCCAAGCCGGGCGGGCGAGCTCATACGCCCGAGACATGGAAGGCGTTGTTTATGCATGCTCTAGGGCATCAGGCGCGCTTCCTGCAAGGGCTGGACGGCGAGGTGTTCCCGGTGGGCTTCAAGTCATCGGGGCTATCGGTGAGAGAAATGTCGGCGCTGATTGACTTCATAGGCGCATGGGGGACGGAACAGGGTGTGATGTGGAGGGAGAAATGGGACTGACAGGGCAGGGGCCGACTTTCAAGCCGCCGAAACGCATCAGGGATACCGGGCGGCTTGGGCGCTTGGCGTCAATGCGGTGCATCATCTGTGATCTATACGGGTTGCCGCAAAACTCGGCCACCCAGGTTCATCACTGCATTCATGAGCGGCACGGCACGATGCGATCCGGCGATGATCTGACCATCCCGCTTTGCGAGGGGCATCATCTCGGGATGTTCGACAAAAGCAAGGTGGCGCTTCACCGAGAGCCTGACGAATGGCGGCGGCTGTATGGTGACGATTACGAATTGATCGAGGCCGTAAATGACAGACTGTGACGCGCGGCAAGCCTATGAGCGCGCATATGGCCGGGCCTATGCGCTGCTATGCAAGAAAGAGGGCCACGTTCAATGGCTGCCGCCGGGGGTCAAAAACCGAGGCGAGCGCAAGGACGGAAACAATGCCGCGCGCAAGATCGACATCATCATGCGCCCGGTGATCGACTACATCAGGGACAATCCGGGGGTGTCATCAAAGGACCTGCGCGCGCATTTTCGGTTCGGTCAAAGCGATTGGCGTTATATCAGGCACACGGGGGCGTATCGTTACAACCTGATCGTGGTGCCAGGAAATCGCGCTATCGGCGGCAAGTTCTATCTGCCGGAGGGCATGTAATGCGGCTGCGTTCGATCCGGTGGCTGATCGAGGATGTGTCTGCGATGCGCGAATGCGCAGTTTGGCTAAGAGACAACGGCTATCGCGCGGTTCCGACATGGGGGCGGCGCGGATCGGTATGGGTGATTGCCGGGCGCCGGTGATGGTCTGCTCCGCCTCAATCTGTCGGGGCGGTCCTCGGAAAACTCGCTTCAACTCGCGGGGCAGACTTTCAACGGCGCCAGCATAGGGGGTTGACAAGGCCGCAGGCAAGGCATAGGGTGACCTTACCAGTAAGGGAGAGACCGATGACCGACACCATGAAACAGATGGCCTTGCAGACGATGCATCGACTTCGTTCTGCGGCGGATGAAATGATGCTGGCCTACCACACCAGCGGCCACATCGCGGAAATCCACTACGCCTATGCGCTGAATGATCTGCGCCGGGTGGTGGAAATCCTTGGCGACAGCTTAGGCGCCGCCCAGGAGGCGGCCGCAGACAGCCACGAGCGCGCCGCCCGCGCCCGCTTGATCGCAGCGGCGCCGGAGATGTTGGCGGCGCTGGAAGCCGCAGAAAGGACCCTTTTGGGGTTCGAGGGCAAGTGGTGTGCCGACGCACTGGTCAAAGTCCAAGCCGCAATCGCCAAGGCAAAGGGGGACGCGGAGTGATCGACGAATACCGGATCACGACAAATCTTCCCGGCTTGCGAGAAATACGGGAGGAGATTTACGGAAAAGAACGGCCAAAGGATCGCGATTATGAGATCAGGGAAGAAATCACCGGCTTGCGCGCGCAGTTGGAGGAGGAGCGCGAAAAAGGCGGGATAAGTATCGAGGAACAATTGGCCGGTTACTTTGTGGCCTTAAAGTGGCGCGAGCGGGAAGCTCGCCGGGCTAAGACGCGGCTGAGCAGGGTTGTGGAAATATACGACGCTGCCCGCGCTGCCGGGAATTACGCCATGTCGGATCAAATCCGCGCGGCGCTGGACGTAGGGCCGGGGATGGACTGGCTGAAAGAGGCATCCCGTTACAGGGAAAGGTTCGACGTTTCGAGCGGGGGCGGAAGTGTCAATTTTGTGGCGAACGTCAAGGCGAGGGGAGGGGCAGAATGACAACAAGCAACATACCAATCTTGTATCAAAATGTTATGTATGGGCTGAGAACCGATCTCGGGCGGGACGCGTTTCTTTGGGCGGCGGAGCGCACTCAGAATGACAGATGGCTTTATAAAGCCGAAGATTTTGCCCATGAGGTGGAATATCTGGTCAGAACATTAGCGCCCATGCTTGACATTGCGGCAACACAAGCCGGGCAAGAAAAGCATGACCCCGACTTGATGCGGTTTATTCTCACGCGCCATGCAAACTGGCGGTTCGGCGGCAATGTATCCCCATCATACGCAGGTGCAGCATGACCAAACGCCACAATCTTCCCCGTTTCGCAAACCTTCGCGATGGTGGGAACATGCCGCAGCGGGGGAACATAAGGGCTGGCCTCGCGCTATTCGTCGCCTTCGCGGGGATTGTGTTCCTGGGCGTAGGATTGGGTGTGTAAATGGCGTTTGATGACACGCGGGGGAAGGGATGAATATTGTCCGCGTTCCGGGCTGGAGCTTAAGCATCACAGAAGCCCGCTACTACGGCTATCGCGCGTGCCTGCATATCGGTCCGTGGTTGATGTTCTTCGGGCGAGCGGATGTGCGAGAATGACGCGCGCCGATCTATTCCAGCTTCCGCCACATGAGCGCATGACGCCTGGGGAGTGCTTGGAATACTGCGCCCGAAACGCCGGGGACCTCAAAGAGGTGATCGTTATAGCGTTCGACCATGACGACGAGCTAGTGATCCGGTCGTCAGGCATGACCCGGCGCGATGCGCTGTGGCTTCTCATGGCCGGGGTGGACCATGCGAAGACGCCAGAATGCGATTAGGGGGTTGACAGCCCGCCCGCGTGGTGTATGGTCACCTCATAGACAGAGGGAGAGACGACATGAGAAAGATTACCATTCAACAAATCGAGCACCACCGCAACGGGGTTGCAGGAGAGCCTTTCGATGTCGTGAAGTTCAAGGAAGGGCGACGGAAAATGCTTGGCGTCGTCTTCGACGATGAAAGATATGTTGCGGTCTTTGATCGCGACTTGCTCGCGCAAGACGTGATCACCTTCGGCGTCAATTCATGGCGCGGCGACGATTATGAGTCTGAATTGCGCAAAGCGATTGAGTCGCACTGGATCAAGTTGGCGCGGGAAAGGGCAGAAACAAAATTCCCGGGAGGGAAAGCATGAAACTCAACGATTTCATCATCGGCCTATTCGCGCCGACAAGATACTTGCACATAGAGCCTCTCGACGCTGAGGCTATGCGCGCAGTCAGGCACGGTATCAGCGCACAGTGGCGGCCGCAGCACCAGGGCGAGGAACCGCCTTTCTAGTCGTGAAATACTAGTTGACAGGCATGGCGCATGGTTTATGGTGGGGGCATCAACTGAGGGAGAGACGACCATGACCGACCATCGCATCCTTCACCTTGCCGCGACAAGGTTAGACGCCGAATTTCAGGCCGCGCTTGTGGCGGTTTATGGCAAGGCGCGCGCAGGGGACGCACGCTACTATCATGAGGCAGATCACGACGACGCCGAAGTGATCCGCCTGTCGGTTGCCTACAGAAAGGCTATAGATGCATGGCAGCGCGCCTATGTTGAGGCCGGTAGGCCCTGACGCATCTGTGCGGGCCGGTCTAATGATGCAAAATACCAGTTGACAGGCATGCCGCATGGTGTATGGTGGAGGCATCAACAAGGGGAGAAACAAATGGCAAAACTTCCGCAGACCGTTCTAGATTTTGAGCGCGGCATGGCCGATTACCGGCGCGGCCTTCGCCGCTGCCCGTTCACAGTCACAAGCCGGGTGGAGCCTTGGCTTGATGGGTGGGAAACCGCGCAAGGCATGAGTCGGCGTTAATAACGCCCCGACACAAAAAGGGGGCGCGACGGATCAAACCGCCGCGCCTCTTTACTTTTGCAGTGCTTGCAACCATAATGCGCTCAAACAGCGTGAGTGCAGGCATGCCGAGACCCGATCCTCCTGTTGAAACGCGCTGGAAGGCGGGGCAGTCTGGCAATCCCGGCGGGATATCGCGCGAGAGGCGCAGGCTTATCAATGAAGCCGCAGAGATTGCCGCGCGAGTGCTGCTTGCGCAGATGCAGGCCGTCGAAGAGCAGGCTAGGCGCGATGCTGGCGAGACAATCACGGCAGACGTTCACCGCGTGGTAAAGGACGTGCTTGACCGGGCAGACGGAACCGCTCGCCAGTCGATAGATCACACGTCGACGGATGGCACGATGTCACCGACACGGATCGTGATTGAAGCCGCCAATGACGACAGCCAGGATTAAGCTTCCTCCTAAGGTAGTTTCAGTCCTTTCGCCCAATCGAGGATCGGCGCGGTATCGTTGTCTCTATGGCGGGCGCGGATCGGGCAAGTCCTACAGCGCCGCGATCATGGCGGCTGTGTGGGGCTATGCAGAGCCGCTGAGAGTGCTTTGCGTCCGGGAATATCAGGTCAGCATAAAGCAGTCTTTCCATGCCGAGGTCAAAGCCGCGATTGAGGCGCATGATTGGCTTGCGGCTCATTATGACGTGGGCGAGGATTATCTGCGCGGATCGAACGGCACCGAATTTATCTTTCGCGGCCTCCGCAGGAATGAGCAAAGCATCAAGTCTCTGGCGCGCATTGATCTCACCATCGTGGAAGAAGCAGAGGACATTCCCGAGGCGGCCTGGCTTGCCTTGGAAGCGACCGTGTTTCGTCAGCCCATGTCCGAGCTATGGTCTATCTGGAACCCTAAGACAGAGAATAGCCCGGTAGATCGGCGCTTCCGTAAATGGAAGCCGGACGGGATGCTCATTGCGGAATTGAACTGGCGGGATAATCCTTACTTCCCGGCGGGGCTTGAGGCCTTGCGCAAGGAACAGGAACAGAACCTCGACCCGGCAGTTTATGCTCACATCTGGGAAGGCGCATACCTGGCGCAGGTGAAAGGCGCATACTACGCAGATCACATCCATCGCGCGCGTCAGGAAAACCGTGTCGGTTTCTTCGTCCGGCATTCGATGAATAAGGTCCATGCCGTCTGGGATATCGGATCGACCTCTACAGCGGCGGATGCGACCGCGATCTGGGTCGTCCAATATATCGGGGAGGAGCTACGCTTCCTTGATTATTATGAGGCAGTCGGGCAGGAGTTTTCCGCCCACGTCGCATGGCTGAGATCGAATGGATGGGGCGATGCTGTATGCGTCCTGCCGCATGATGGTGCGAGACACGATGCGGTTTTCAGCGTCACGCCGGAAAAATTCCTGCGCGAGGCGGGTTTCCAGACTGCCGTAGTGCCCAATCAAGGCAAGGGCGCGGCGATGCAACGAGTTCACGCTCTGCGCGGCATGTTCCCCAGGTGCCGTTTCCACGAGGAGCGGACCGAGACAGGGCTTGCGACCTTGGCGCTTTACCATGAGCGGTGGGACGAGGAACGCGGCATCGGGCTAGGGCCGGAACATGACAAGTCCAGCCATTGCGCCGATGCTGCAGGCTTGGCGGCGGTCTATGCGGCACAGGCTGTCGATATGGGGCAGGCAAGGCTCCCGCCTATCAGGCGCAATCTGCGGGGCATTGCATAGCGCCGCACAATGAATTGTGGTAGTGTCTCGGCAAATGGAGGCGCGAATGCAATTACGGGGCTTGATGGATTTCATTGACGGCGGCGGGCTTGGCAAGGCCGGAGCGCAATTCGAGGGTGGCGCACTGGCTAACCTTCTCAATGCAATCGGCGTTTCGCCTTATGGCGCCAAGCGCAGGGCGGGGCAGGTCAAGGCCGTGGGGCAGACGCTGGAGGATATCTTAGGCCAACTGCGACAGGCGCCTATGCGAACGCCGATGCGTGCACCGACTGCGGCACCGACTGCGGCACCGACCAGAGCGCAGGCGCCTAGCGATGTAAGCCGGTTCACTAGGCCGGAACCAATCACAACGGTGAAGCTGGACCGCTCGACGCCATACGGGCAGATGCCGACAGAGGAGCTTGTCCGGATCATTGATGCCGCATTAAGAAAGGCCAGGTAATGCCGTTGAAGAGGGGCAAATCGCAGAAGGTCATCTCGGCCAATATCAGGACCGAGATGAAGGCCGGAAAGCCGCAGAAACAGGCCGTGGCAATCGCGCTATCGAAGGCTAGGAAGAAATGACGCTTGCGACCTATGCTGAGTTGCTGACGACGATTGCCGACACGCTGATGCGTGATGACCTCACATCGGTTATCCCGTCATTCGTGGCCATGGGCGAGGCACGGATCAATCGGGATGTGCGCCATTGGCGGATGGAAAAGCGAAGCACGGCCGATCTGGATACGCAATACAGCGTTCTGCCGACTGACTTTGTGCAGCCGATCCGCTTGCAGATGGTATCTGGCGGGGAGGTGAAGCCGGTCAGCACAGCCCAGATGCTGCAATTGCGGGCGGATCGGTCGGACCTTGCCGGAAAGCCTGACAGCTACGCGCTGACGGCGGGAACGCTGGAGCTATTCCCGACGCCGGACCAGACCTATGAGGCGAGCTTGGTCTATTACGCGCGGGTCCCGGCGCTGTCGGACACGGTGACGACAAATTGGCTGCTGACAGAGGCGCCGGACGTGTATCTATACGCGTCCTTGGTCCATTCGGCGCCTTATCTGCGGGAGGATGCGCGGGTCCAGGTATGGGAAGCCTTGGCCGCGCAAGCGATTGACCGGCTTAACACCAGTGGCGCGGCGACCAAATACGGTGGGACCGGCCTAGTCATGCGGACACGAAGGGGCGCGCCATGAGCTTTACCAATCACCTTGAGACGCTGATACTGCAATGGGCTTTCACCACGGGATCGGCAACGCGGCCTACGGCTTGGCATGTGGGCCTGTTCACTGCGGCGCCGGGTGAGGCTGGCGGCGGGACTGAGGTATCGGGCGGATCATATGCCCGGCAGTCTGCGACCTTTACGGTGTCGGGCAACCTGGCCACGAATAGCGCCGCTATCGAGTGGCCAGCGGCAACAGCGTCATGGGGCACCATCAGTCATGCGGCGGTATTTGACGCGTCGACGGGCGGGAACATGCTCGGATATGCTACGCTTCAATCGGGCGGCTCCCCGGCCACGTTCACCATCGGATCGGGCAGCGTTTTCCGCATTCCTTCGTCCGATCTTGATATCACGCTGGACTGACCCGGCATGATGCGACTGTTTCGGGATATCTGGAGCGAGGCTAATCGCCCTGATGACTATGCGGATAGCCCGTATGAGGCTTTCATAAACCAATTCGGGCACATCGCGCTTGGCGCGTTTGTGTGCGCGCTGGTGAGTGCTGGTTTCGGGGCGGTTTTCGGTGAAATGCCACCGCGATTGGCGGTTTTTCTCGGCATTCTGGTTGCGTATTTTGTTCTGATTGAGTGGAAATTGCAGGGTTACAGACCTGTAGACAGCATTACGGACGCGGGCTTTGTCGGGATCGGCGCGGCGCTTCCTCTGGTGGCGCTGGAGGAGGTCAAGCTTTGCGGGCGGTATGTTCTTGAATTGCATTCCATGGCTACGGTGGCCGTTTTGCTTGGCGCGGCAATCGCGCTTTTCGCTCATGTCGCCTTGATTATCAGGCGCCGCAAAAACGAGGGCAGTTGATGTATATCGAAGTTAAGCCGCCGCGCGTGATTTACACGGCAGAAACGAATGACTGGCGGTTAAGCATCGGGGACGGTCTGTTTGTGATCGAACCGATTGCGACCGGCGGGCTTGTCTATTCCAGCGGCGTCAATCTGGACAATCTTGCCGCGCTGATTGTGGCCGCGAAAGAGGACGCTATCGGCCTTCGCGGCACGAATTGGGAGGGCGACTGATGGCGGCTCTTACCGACCTTTCGGACCTTGTGAACCGGCTTTCCGGCGGGTCGAGCGGGGCGCCGGAAACGCAGAACCATTTCAAGCTGGCGCGGATTTCAGGTGCAGCGGCGGCGACACCTATCGCGGGGCGCTTGCATTCGGCGTGGCAGTATGACGGTTTCCCAGCGGGCGGATCGGCGCCGGGGGCGGCTGCGATACCTACGGCATCCACACAGGGCGCTGCGCCGTATACCAACGCGGCCTCGGGCAAAGAAAAGTTCATGCAAAGCATCGCCGTCCTTCCGGCGGTGGGCGGCAATTATACCCTGTATGACCGGCTCTTTCACATGAGCGGCTTGAGCGGCACGAGCACATCGGCGCAGACGGTGCAGGGAAGCCCGGCAAGCCCCGCTATCACCCGCAATACGGGCGGGGTCGGGAATGTCGTCTTTCTGGAGATATACACGCTGATCGGAACGACAGCGGCGACTTGCACGGTGACCTATATCGACCAGGACGGCAATTCCGCGACTGCCACAACGCAACTCGGGGGGACAAACTTCCGCGAGGCAACGCGCCTTGTGCGGGTTCCGTTTGCGGCCGGGGATACGGGCGTGAGGTCGGTCACATCGGTGCAATTGTCGGTCTCGACTGGCACGGTGGGGGACTTTGGCGTGACGATTGCGCGGCCTATCGCAACGATATCGGGCGCGAGCGGTATCGGGGCGGTCAGGGATTTTGTCGTCGGTCAGCCGGGTATGCCGATCATGGTGGATAATATGTGTCTGGTGTGGGCGTATTCGCCTGTTTCTGCTACTGCGCCCGAATTCGGGTCAGCATTCACGGCTGTGGAGAAATAACATGGCCTTTGCGGACCTGGACGCGTATCTGACGACGCTCAAAACGGCTCATATGGCGGATTTTGTCACAAACCTCGCGACCACATCGACGGCGACGATCACGTTGATCGGGGATCGCTTCGCGCCTGCGCCTTCGATACCCACGTCAAGCGTGGCGCTAAACAAGACAAGCGATTTCTCGATCAATACCTTTGTCCCTAATGCCGCATCGGGAAACAGGATGTGTATCCTGGGCGGAGATTTCGGATATGATCGCGGCCCGTTTTCGGTGGTGCCGATTGATTTGCTCGTGGTCAGCGGCGGGCTTAGTGCGACCGTTACGGGAACGCAAACGACAAACCTTCCGACAGCGGCATTGACCAGATACACGAACGGAATTGGAGTGCAGGCCGGGCTTATCATCTGGACGACGATAGGATCGACGGCAACCACGGCGACGGTGACTTATACCAATAGCGACGGGACAGGTTCCCGCGTCTCCCCGGCGTTTCAAGTCGGTGGTAACGCCGCATTTCGCGACAATACGTCATTTCTCCGAATTCCGATGCAGGGGACGGATATAGGCGTCAAGTCGGTGGAGAGTATCAACCTGACGGGCACGACCGGCACGGCGGGGAACATGGGGATAGTGCTATTCAAGCCGCTTGGCATCATGGTCGCGGGCAATGGAGAGGGGTATACAAATATCGACAGCCTGCACTCCGGGCGCTTCTGCGGGCAGATGAATGAAGTCCTGAACGATGCGTGTCTGTCGCTGGCGGCTTTCACGCCGTCATCGGGCGAAAGGATCGCGGGCGCGCTTTACCTGGGCGAGGCGTAAGCCATGTATAGGCGCCTATTCGACGGCGCACAGGCAGAGCTAGGGCTTCTGCCAGTTACGGCTGCAACGGGCGCTGTAACCACGGCCTCCGTGACGATTGCGGCGGTGGCAAGCCTTGCCATATCGGGGCAGCTTGTCACAACGGCAAGCGCGACGATTGAGGCAACGTCGAGCGTTACCGTCTCAGGGCAGCAGATTTACGACGCCAGCGCGCTTGTCGCGGCGTCCGGGATCGTGGAAGCAACCGGGCAGGCGGTTTTCCAATCGTCGGTTGTTATTGCGGCGCAATCGGCCTTTTCGGCTGACGCGACCGTCATTTATTCGGGCGCGGCGACGATTGAGGCGCTATCGCTTATCACGGCAGAGGGGACATTCCTTGTCAACGCTGGCGCGAGCATTAGCGCGCAATCCGAAATTGTGATAAACATCAGGTCGAAATGGGAAGAACAACAGGCGCAGGCCGAGATATGGCAGGATCAGGCCGCGCAATCCGAGATATGGACGCTGCAAAGCGTTTCCGGCACGGCATGGAACTGACGAGGTAGTAAATGCCCGATACAACGACGACAACTTACGGCCTTGTAAAGATCGAGGTCGGCGCTTCCGAGAATACCTGGGGCGGGAAAACAAACGACAATCTGGACAAGATCGACGACTTGCTGGACGGGACACTGGCTATCAATAACGTGGCGATTTCCGAGAATATTGTCCATGCGGGCGATACGGATACGGGCATCAGGTTCACCACGGACACGGTCGAGATCAAGACGGCAGGCACGGCGCGGCTGACGGTCGGATCGGGCGGCACTGTCACCATTGCGGAGGCGGGTGATCTTGTAACTCCGCTGGGCATGAACCACCTGGGCGACCCGGACACCTATCTCAGGTTTTTCACCGATCAGATCAGGTTGTCGGCGGGCGGCACAGAGCAGATCATCCTTAGCCCCGAAGGCGGGGTCGATGTCACAGCCGTTCTGGACATGAACAACAACAACATCGACCAAGTGGGCCGCATTCTCGGGTCCTTGGCCACATACAACGCCACGACCGTATCGGCGACGAATGTCCATATCTCCACCATCGGCAACTTTCTGCGCTCTACATCGTCCATTCGCTACAAGACGGACGTTGAAACGGCGGACCTGTCCTATTCGCAGGCGGCGGTCTATGGCGTCCGGCCCGTGTGGTATCGCAGCCTGAGCGAGGCCGATAACCCGGCATGGTCATGGTGGGGCTTTATCGCGGAGGAGGTGGCGGAGATCGACCCGCGCCTTGTCCAGTGGGGCGCAGACGGGCAGCCGGACGGCGTGGCCTATGATCGTTTCGTGCCGCATCTCTGCGCGGTGGTCGAACATCAGCGTGACATGATCGCGGCGCTTGAAGCGCGGATCGCGGCACTGGAGGCAAGATGAGCGAGCATATCAAGGCAGTCCAACAGGCGCTCGGGGTCAAAGCCGATGGCGTGATCGGCCCGGTCACGCGGGCGGCGTTGATCCGCGCGGCGGAACAGGGCAGGGTCACCATTGCCCCGGCGAAACCTTCTTTCATCAAGTATCCAGATGACCAGGCTACGCGCGATAACGGCGGGGCCAAGCTGGTGGGCGTCCATGCCGACCTTGTGCGGCTGGTCATCAAGAGCATGGAAGCATCGCCCGTGCCTTTCGTGGTGATCGAGGGCCTGCGGACGCTGGCACGGCAGAAGCAGCTTGTGGAACAAGGCGCATCAAAGACGATGAACAGCCGCCACCTGACCGGCCATGCCGTCGATTTGTGGCCTGTAGACCCTGCTACGGGCAAGGCAATGCCGGGCGGCAGGGAGAATGAGGAGCGGCTTTGGGTGAACCTGCGCCGCATTGCAAAGCACGTCAAGGCGGTCGCGGCAGAGCTTGGCACGCCTATCGAATGGGGCGGAGATTGGGGCTGGGATGCTCCGCATTTTCAGCTTCCCCGGTCTGCATACCCTGTATAGGAGCAATCATGGCAGAGCTTATCAATCAGCCTTCCCCCAAGCCAACACGCAAGGTCTCCGCCGCTGGCATTGCCGGGGCGCTGACGGCCGCGCTGATCGCCGGGGTCAATTACCAGTGGCCGGGCGTGGGTGACCAGATCGGGCCTCTGGCGGGGCCTGCGATTACGGCGGCGGTAGCCTTTCTGGCCGGGTATTTCGCGCGCGAGCGGGCGTAAAGACAAGGTAACGACATGGCGCTGCTACCGCTTCAAATCCCGCCCGGCGTCTATCGCAACGGGACAGAGTTCCAGGCCAGCGGGCGATGGTATGACGCCAATCTTGTTCGCTGGCGTAATAACGTCATGGGGCCGGTCGGGGGGTGGCAGACGCGGGACACCGTGGGCACAACAGCCCCGCGCGCGGCGATTTCATGGGTGGACCTGAGCGGGAACCGTCGATACGCGGTCGGGTTTCACAACAGCCTCAAAGCTGTATCGCCGTCCGGCACCGTGACGGATATCACGCCTGCCAGCCTGGTGACGGGCGACCTGTCCGCGACTATCAACACGGGTTTCGGTGGCGGGTTTTTCGGTCTCGGCACCTTCGGAACGCCGCGCATTGTCCGGTCATTCGGTGAGGCGACAACATGGTCGCTCGATAACTGGGGCGAGCGGCTTGTCGCATGTTCAACCAAGGACGGGCGGCTTCTGGAATGGGACCTTAACGCGGCGAATGACGCGGTGGCTATCACGAACGCGCCCACGAATAACAGCGGGCTTGTGGTGACGGCAGAGCGGTTTCTGTTCGCCCTCGGGGCGGGCGGCAACCGGCGCAAGGTTCAATGGTCGGACCGGGAGAATAACACGGTCTGGACCCCGGCGGCGACGAATGAGGCTGGCGATATCGAGTTGCAATTCGCTGGCGAGATCATGCTCGGCATCAGAACGCGCGGGCAGACCCTGATTATCACGAATGAGGACGCGCATTCCGCGACATATCAGGGACCGCCGTTTGTGTATGGCTTCACCCGTGTCGGGTCGGCTTGCGGCGCGATATCCCGCAAATCTGCGGTTTCTGTGGATGAAGGCGTGTTCTGGATGGGCACGGCGGGCTTCCACCTGTATTCCGGCGGTGCGGTGCAGGATATCCCGTGCGATGTGGCCGATTATGTATTCGGTGGCATCAACATGACGCAATCCAGCAAGGTCTATGGCGTCAGCAATCAGGCGTATAACGAGATATGGTGGTTTTATCCGTCTGCCGAAAACAACGAGAACGACAGATACGTTACCTTCAATTACGCCGAAAATCACTGGTCTATTGGCGCAATCGCGCGCACGGCAGGCTTTGACGCTGGCGTATTCCGCAACCCGGTATGGTTGGATACGGCGGGCGTGGCCTATGACCACGAAAGCGGCTTTGCCCATAACGGGGCGACGGCCTTTGCCGAAACCGGACCGATCAGCCTCGGCGCGGGCGATAACGTCATGGCTGCGACCAAACTAATACCGGATGAACGGACGCAAGGGCTTGTGACGGCGACATTCAAGACACGGTTCCACCCGAACGATACGCTCCGATCCTATGGGCCTTACAACATGGCCAACCCTACAAATGTAAGGTTCACCGGGCGGCAGATACAAATGCGTGTGAACGGTGATCCAGGATTGGATTGGCGCGTAGGCGTCATGCGGCTTGATGCGGTGGCGGGCGGCTTGCGATGAACCCGCCTCCGGTCACGGCAAACCTGAATATCTGGGCGCAGAATATCGTCGCCTACCTGCAAAGGGTGGCGTCTCGGCTGCAATACAGGCTGACCGGGGCATCGGCGGCGGATGATGCGGTGCTGCTATGGGATGGCGTGAACGGCTATCCGGTCATCAGCAAATCGGGCGTCTGGCGGCAGATTGTCCTTGCTGATGGTTATGCCGTGTTGAACGCAACGGCGGATATCACGGCGGCAGCGGCGAATACGGCCTATAAGATTGCGCTGAGTTCGGTCACGCTGGACCAGATCACGCTTACAGGAACGCCAGCGACAGAGATAACCTTCCTGGAGGCGGGCGTTTACCTTCTGGCGTTTACCGCGCAGATCACGAGCACATCGTCCAGCAATGTTACGTTCCGCTTCTGGCCCCGGATCAATGGAACGGATGCGACGGGCAGTACGATTGTTGCAACCTTGCATCAGAATGACGCTTCGACGGTCGTGTCGCGGGAGGCGATTTTCACGGTCGCGGCGAATGATGTGCTTAATGTCATGTGGGCGACAAGCAACACGGCGGGGACGTTGAAGGCTCATGCGTCTACGGCCTTTGCCCCGGCTTCACCTTCGGTGACGCTGGCAATCACGAGGCTGAGAGCGTGAATCTCATAGAGGCAAATCGGCACCTGATAGAGGATGCGCTTCGGTATAATTCCGGCACTCACGTCTATGAAGATATCGAAAAGGCCGTTATTTCGGGGGAAATGCAGATATGGCCTACGCCGAATAGCTGCGCCGTGACAGAGATTGCCGTTTATGCTAGAAAGAAGGTGTTGCATGTCTTTCTTGCGGCAGGCGATCTTGACGAGATTGTAGGCGGTCTGGATGTGGCGATGGCATGGGCAAAGGCGCAGGGGTGCGAAAGCATCAGCCTTACGGGCCGCAAGGGATGGGAACGGGTATTGAGCGCGCACGGGTTCGAGCCGGTTGCCGTTATGCTGGAAAGGCAGATCAATGGGACGTGAAAAGCAAAAATCAGAGGTGAAGGCCCCGGCCTACCTCGACAAAGCGGCGCAACAGCTTATTCAACGAGCAACGCAAACGTCGCGGATTGGCTATGTGCCGTATTACGGGCCCGATGTTGCGGCTATGACGCCGATGCAAATGGCTTCGATGCAGGGCACAAATCAAATGGCGGGCGCGTTTGGAATGCCGACTGCGAACCTGTCACAAGGTATGCCGCAGGCGCAGAATTACGGCGGTCTCATGGGATATTCCTCGGGCGGGATGTATGACCAGGCCATGCAGGAATGGAAGCGCCGCAATCCGGGCCAATATCAGGAAGTGCAACAGTTGTTTGCCAATCCTGGCAAGGGGAAAGCAAAATGAGCCAACCAGCGGGCGGCGGGCGTCAGGCCGCGATGGGGCCGGGTATGCAGCGCCAGTTTGACACCTATGGCCCGCGAATGCAGGCCACGATGGCCAAGGCGCCCTCGGGTAACGTTATGCAGACCTCTGCGAACCTGTATAATCAGGCGGCGGCAGGCCCGAATATCGGGCAATTCATGAACCCCTACACGCAACAGGTCGTGAATGCCTCGATGCAGGACCTGGAGCGCCAGCGGCTGATGCAACAGCGTCAGATGGGCGCGCAGGCAACGGCGGCGGGGGCGTTTGGCGGATCACGGCAAGGCGTCGCAGAGGCCGAAACAAACCGCGCGTTTGCGGATCAGGGCGCGCAGATGGCGGCTGGCCTTCGGTCGCAGGGGTTCAACACGGCACTGCAAGCCGCGCAGGCGCAACAGGGCATTCAATCCGGTCTTGCCGGGCAAGGGTTCGGGTTCGGGCAGGCGATCACAAATCAGCAGATGCAGCAAGGGGCGCAACAGCAGCAGATGCTGCAGGCGTTGATTGACGCATCGCGCGGCCAGTTTCAGGGTGCTGCCAATGCCCCGGCGCAATCGCTGCAACAGCTTATGGGCGGCATCGCGGGCGGGAACCTCGGGCAACAGAGCACGACACAGACGTATAACCCCGGCGCGCTTGGATACCTGCAAGCCTTCGGTTCGCTTTTCGGCTAGGAATAGCAGATAATGCAAGACCAATTTGCCATGACGCGAGGTGCTTTCCCGGCTTCGCTTATTGCGACCGAAAGCGGCGGCAATTGGGGCGCCTTGAACGCTGTTCCGGGCGCCGGTGGTTTTTCTGGGCATGGCGGTAGGCTTCAATTCGGGACGGCCAGACTGGCGGACGCTGCGCGGGCTGGCGTTATCCCGGCAGGCATGACCGCGCAAGAGTTCGCAAAGCAACCGCCCGAAGTCCAAATGGCCGTAGAGAATTGGCATTTTGCGGACATTGACAATTATATCCGCCGCAGCGGGCTTGATCGGGCAATCGGGACAACGATTGGAGGCGCCCCAGTAACGCTTGATGGAATGCGCGCCGTTGCGCATTTAGGCGGTGTCGGCGGGCTTCAAAAATTTGTATCGTCGCAAGGCCAGTATAATCCATCAGATGTTTTCGGCACATCGCTCTTGGATTATCTGAAAGCGCATTCAGGCGCGAGTGCATCGCAACCGGCCCCGAGCGGGCTTATGCTATCAGATCGTATTTCTACGCAGGGGGCACCGATGGCGGGCTTGATGGATTTTGCGCCGGAACCGGAGCCGCAAAACTGGCGCGAACGTATCGCGCAAAGCTGGCAAAGCGGAGAGTTGCCGGATCGGCTGACGCTGGCATTGAACAGCCTGCGAATGCGCCCGGATCAAGGCTTGGCGCAGGCCGTCATGGCCAGACAGGAGCAACGCTCGCAAGAGCGGCAGGCCAACCGCACGGCGGAATGGCTGGCGTCAATGGGGCGCACGGACTTGGCGCAGGCGATTGCCACTGGCGCCCTTGACGCGAGGTCTGCGGCGGTTATCGCGATGACGCCGCAGGCCGCGCCGGAGCAAACATCGGCCATACAGAATTACGAGTTTCTGCGCGCGCAGGGCGTTGACGACCAGACGGCGATGGAACGGTCCTTTGGCGCTGGCGGCACGACTGTCCAGAATATCATGCCGGGAGCGCCGAGCATCGGGGCAATCCCTCCAGGCTTTCAGGCGATCCAAAAAGAAGATGGATCGTGGGTAATGTCGCCTATCCCCGGGTCTCCTGCGGAGCAAGAATCTTTAGCGCAAGAAGAAAAAGCAACGGCAAGACGCGCGGTCGAAGTCACAAAGGGCGATATCGTCATTGAGGACATTGACAGGATTTTCGATATTGCGGGAACCGCCCAGTTCCCGGTTACCGGCGTCATGGGGGCAATGTTGCAAACCGTCCCCGGGACGGCCGCGCGAGATGTAAAGGGACTTTTGGGCGGCATAAAATCAAATATCGCGTTTTCGCAACTCCAAACTATGCGTGATAATAGCCCAACAGGCGGCGCCTTGGGCACCGTGTCCAATATGGAAACGCAAAAATTGGAAGCGGTTTATGGCGAGCTAGAGCAAAGCCAATCACAAGATCAATTCCTTTACAACCTTCAAAGGCTGCAAAAAATCTATACGGACATTGTGCATGGCCCCGGGATTTATGAGCAGCGGCAAGCGGAATTGGAGGCGCTCCGCACGACTAAGCCCGCGTCAGTGCCGCCGCGCGTATGGGCCGCGATGACGGACGAAGAAAGGCAACAGGCTATCAGCCTTGCGGGCGGGGTCAGATAATGGACGAAGAGCTTCGCGCGCTAATCGAAAAGGTTGAGCGCCGGATAGCGGACGGGGAAGCCGCTCCGGCGCGAGCGGCCAGCCAAACAGGCGCCACTGACCTTGATGCGCTTATCCAGAGCGTTGAAAGCCGCGTAGCAGAAAGCGAAAAGTCGCGGATGCAACGGCTTATGGAACTCGGTGCAGGCGCTACTGCGGCCACGGCCCGAGGCATTCTTGATATCCCGGCGCTGCCCGCGAATATCGCGCAATTGGCGACGCTTGGCGTGGAAAAAGCAATCGGCATGGAGGAACCTTCTGCCGTTTCACGCTTTTTGGCCTCACTACCAGAGACGCGAAACATAGTCGCATCGGACCCCGTGCTTAATTCGGTGCTTCAATATGTGGCGCCCGGGAAACTTGGCGAATACGTTTCGACCGGCTTTGAGTTTGCAGGCGGCAGCTTGGCTGCGGCCCCTGTGAAAGGGGCGCTTCGATCCGCTGTCCGGTATGGTTTGGTTCCAGGCGTTGCCAGCGAGGCGGCGGGGCAGGCGACAGAAGGGACGCCGATGGAACCCTATGCGCGCGCTGCTGCCGCGATTGCCACGCCTCTCGCCACGGGGGCCGCAGGGAAGGCCGTGCAATCGGCTATCAGCCCCGCCGGGGGGCAGATCACACCGGCCCGGCAAGAGGCCGTTGAATTGCTCCGTAGTGAAGGGATCATGCCGACTGCCGGTCAGGTCGTGGGCGGAAGGGTTGGCGAGCGCCAGCTTTACAGGGAAGCCGCGACGGAAACCGGGCGTCAGCTTGCAGAGCAAGCCGCAGGCGATTTCACAGCCGCTATCATGCGCAGGATCGGTTCAACGTCAACGCGGGCAACGCCCGAGGCGTTACAGGCCGCAGATGATAGGATCGGCTCTGTTTACGACAATATTGTGCAGAATGTCTCGGCGGTTCCAGAACCGTCCGATTTGAGTGCAATGAGTCAGGCGCTTGCGACATACAGAGAGCTTACAGCAAGCCAGGCCGTCCCGCCTTTGTTTGGCAATGTGAATAGGGAATTAGTTAAGGCGTTTCGCAGCGGTAATGAAATCCAAGCCGAAACGTTGCGGACGTGGCGGTCGCGGTTTTCTGCACTTACAAAAAGCAATGATGCACAATTGCGAGCTGCGGCAATTGAAGGTTTGGACGTGCTGAACCGCATAATTGAGCGCGCGCTGGTAACGGCTGGGCGCCCGGAGGCGGTCAAACAACTGCAAGAAGCCAACATGCAATATCGCAATCTGCTTGCAGTAATGAACGCAGTTGGGAAGCGGGAAGATATCGAAGGTATCATTACACCTACGTCAATGCGTTCCGCGCTTTTACAACAGGGACTCAGGCAATATGTGCTAGGGAAACGCGACCTATCAGGGCTGACAAGTGCCGCCGCTGATATCATGCGTCCGCTGCCTCAGTCTGGCACGGGGCCGAGGATTGCGGCAACGCAATTTCTGCCGAACGCTCCTACCGGCGGCGCGGCGGGGCTTGGGGCATTCGGGCTCGGTGTTGATCCGATGATAGCGACTGGCATCGGCGCGGCGGCGGCATTGGCGCCCACGATGCGTAACAGATTTCTTTCCTCCAGTCTCGGGCAGCAGTATTACCAGAACCAATTGCTTGGCCAATTCGGGCCGATTGTCGATCAAAGGATGGTCGGGATGCTGCCGGGCCTGATGAGCGATAACGAGGAGCCGCGCTAATGGAGCCGACTGACGATCTTTCGCTTATCATGACCGAGGTTGAGATTGCCGCCGAACCGGAGACGGACAGCGCATTCCAGCCCATGAGCGAAGAGGATATCGAGAACATCGTCGCGGGCGCCGTAGACGATGCAATCGACTTCATTTCGTCGGAAATCACAGAACGGCGAATGAAGGCGCAGCGGTATTTCAAGGGCGAGGTCGATATCGGCTTTGAGCCGAACCGGAGCAAGGTTGTATCGACCAAGTGTCGGGACATAGTGCGGGCGGTAAAGCCGTCTATTCAGCGCGTATTCATGTCGGCAGAACGGCCTGTGGAGTTTATTCCTTCCGGCCCGGAAGATGTGGCGACAATGGAACAGGCCAGCACCTATGCCGTCGCAAAGTTTCGCCAGCACAACGGTTACAAAATCCTGCGCGATGTGACGCACGATGCTCTTGTCAGCATCACGGGCTTTACGAAAGCGTATTGGTCCGAATACGACAAGCCCAAGATTTACAATTTTTCGGGGCTGGACGATGCGCAATTCCAGATGATCCTGGACGCGCCCGGTGTTGATATTATCCAGCATGAGCAGACGCCGGACGAAGAAACGATCCGCGTCATGCAAGAGCAGGTCGAGCAGGCCACGATGATGGCCGAGCAGATGGCGCAGGCGGGCCAGCCTGTAGACCCGTCGCAGCTTCCTGCGATGCCCGATGTGCTGCCCATGCTGCATGACGTTCGGATCATGCGCAGGGAGACAGAGGGGAAACTGTGCGTCGAGACCGTGCCGCCGGAGGAGTTTTTCGTAGACGAAAACGCAAGGTCGGACGATGATTTCTATGTCATCGGACACCGGACTGCGATGCGGGTTGCCGATGTAATCGCGCTTGGCGTTGCAGAGGATTTGGCGCTGGAATTGGACCTTGACGCTGGCGCCGATGTGCAAAGCCAGGAGGGAGAAATCCGGCGCGGATATCCCGTGGACGCACAGAAGGGGCAAGACAGCGCCGATCCTTCAATGCGCAAGGTCACGGTGACCGAGGCGTATATGCGGATGGATATCGACGGCACCGGGACGCCGATCCTGCACAAGTTTCTTCTCGGCGGGTCGGCCAACAAACTGTTGTCGTATGAGCCGGTCGATGACCATCCGTTCGCATCATGGCATGTGGACCCGGAGCCGCACACGTTCTTTGGGCGCAGTCTTGTCGAATTGATCGAGCAAGATCAGGACGCGGCGACTTACATCATTCGGAGCATTCTCGACAACGTGACCATGACCAATAACCCCCGTTTGGAGGTTGTGAACGGTCAGGTAGAAATGGACGATGTGCTGAATAACGAGTTCGGCGGCATTGTCAGGGTGAACGCGCCGGGCATGTTGCGGGATATCCCCGTGCCTTTTGTGGCGGCGCAGACGCTCCCGGCGCTGCAATATCTTGATGACATGGTGGAGGTCAAAACCGGCGTCACGCGGGCCAGCATGGGGCTTGACCCGGATGCGCTGCAATCGACCACGCGGGCGGCGGTCACGGCGACGGTGAGCGCGGGTGCGGGCCAGGTAGAGGTGATGGTCAGCAATCTCGCCTACACGGGGATGCGGCGGCTGTTCAAGCAAATCCTGCAAATCATGTCCCGCCATTCGACGCGGGCCGAGATGATGCGGGTGAAGGGCGAATATGTCGCTATGGACCCTCGCGTATGGGATAGCGACCTTGACGCGACCGTGAATGTCGGGCTTGGCACCGGCCGCGAGGACCAGAAAAACGTCATTCTGTCCGAGGTAATGAAAATCCAGTTGCAGGCAATCCAGACCTACGGGCCGCAAAATCCGCTCGCCGGAATTGACCAGTTGCGCAATACGCTGGCCGACATGATGGCGTTGAACGGTATCGCCAATGCAGAGCGGTATTTCTCGCCGCCGCAACCGCCGCAACCGCCCGCCCCTGCGGCGCCACCGCAGGCCGATCCGGCGCAAGCGATGGTGCAGGCTGAAACCATCAAGGCGCAGGCCAAGATGGCAAGCGATAGCCAGCGGCTGCAATTCGAGATGCAAAAGGCGCAGATGGACGATGATTTCCGCCGCGACCAGATGGAGCAAGACCTGATGATCGAGGACGCCAAGCTGCAAAAGTCGATTGATACGGAGGCGGTAAAGGCCGCGCAAATGGTTCCGCGTCAATTCCAGGGTGGGATGTAATGGACATTCTGCGGCGGGCGGAAAGGGCAAAGGCGATAATCAACGATCCTATTTTCGTTGAAGCCTTTGATGTGGTATTAAGTAATCAGACTGCGGTTTTCGCCAGTATGGACGCGACCGAAAGTCAGATCATGGAAGCGCATCGGATGGTCCGGGCGCTAAAGGCGGTGAAGGACCAAATCCTGTCAGTGATGATAGACGGGAAAGTCTTTGAGCACCGAATGCAAAAGGGAAAGCAGGACCGTGGATAACACGACTGCCGAAAACGGACTGATGGGCCTGATCATGCAGGTGCCAGCCGAGGCGACGGAAGAAGCCCCGGAAGAAGAAACTGTTGCGCAGGAGCAGTCTGACGAG